CAATGTCTTCTATACCTTTCCCATAGATACTATCTCTCTAATAATTTTGCAGTCTATTTATTTCAAGGGATAATACACCCTACCTGCTGTACAGTATTAGCCATGTATATACAATGAGCTAACTAATATAATAATGATTGATAAGGTATTGATTAGGTGAATGGAGGTGTCACCTTACCAATGACACTCTCTTTTAAATAAATAAAACCTATTTCTGTTGCCAAGTTAGGTGAACTCCGTGTCTTATACATTTTTGTGGCCAATAACTCTATGAGTTAGGGTTGGTAGTCCAATCAATTGGAGTAACACAGCCATTACTTTCTACAAGCATAGTTAATGAGGTTTAGTTAATGATTAATAAATAATAAAGCCAGGTCACAATAATTAGTCACCTGAAAAAAAGTAATAGAGGTAGGAATCTTTTCACTCTATTGTAAACATTTTCTCCACCTGTATAGCGCTACTAGGTATGTTCTTTGGCTATGCTAGGTCTTAGCATAGTTTACCCCTGATAATAAATAATAAATGAAGCCAGGTCACAATAGTCAGTGACCTGGTAAAAGAAACATCACTTACTTACTGTTGTTCGGTAAGTGATGGCGGACTAGGCAACCGAGAAAGAATCTTCACGGTTATCTGTTCCTTGCGTATGCAGCATGTAAGAGGGTTCCCCTTCTTCTGGTGCAAACCAAGATACAGATAGTTCTGCAGAAAGTTTTTCAACTTTCTCAGCAACTCTCCCGGACACGTCAGTACCAGGAACTGTGAAAAATCTTTTTCCAGTTTTAGGGTTTCTAATGATGTCAAGCTTGCTTGCACCTTTTGAAACGATAAAGTCTACTAATGGTAGAGTTTTACTAAAATTCATCTGAAAGAAATTTTAATGACTGAGTTTTACGGGGGCACTCCCCTACTCAAAAATTAGCCGGGGAGCAGAATGCTAGGACCCCATGCACATGCAAAACACACAGATGATAAATTAGGGTAGGGTATTTTTTAATAAAAAGGTCTAGGGGGACTGGTTCAAAATTTGTATATTATTGTATAAAGCAATTAGCAATGGAAGATCCTAGAGAAGAGTATGAAGGTGATCAACTAACTGAAGTTGAGAAAATGGAACTTGAACGTCACATGCTATATACAGCATATGAGAATTCATATAGAGTCCTTACATGTAAGATTGAGTTTAATGAACTGATTCTACAAAATGAGCTGGAAGGCACATCTTCTATTATGGCATATGATCCTATAGAGGGTATTCTAGAAGAAGAGCTTGAGAATATAATAGATTACTATGAGAAACTAGACGAGTCTCATTACTACTTAAGATGTGCAGAGCTCAAGAAAATACTAGACACTACATATCCTTAAAAAAAATATATAATAAATCTTAAAAGGTTAAACTTTTTTTATATATTTGTTTGAAATTCAAAAACCAATATTATGATTAAAGAAAAATCTGCACCTGACGAACAGGTGTTAACTCCAGAAGAAATTAAAGCTCGTAGGACTGAAATTACAAAGTTCTACAAAGATCAATTACCACATCTTAAAGTCCAAGCTGAGTATGAACGCTTGATGACAGAGATTGAAGAGTATCGTGCTAAAAGATTGCAAGCTCAAGCATTCTTAGCTAATGCTTATGAGACTATGGAGAATGACGAGGAAGCAAAAACTCAAGAAAAACCTACTGACAAATGAGAAAGCTTTTAGTAAAGGGTGATAGAGGTCCTCTAGTTGCAACCCTTCAGAGAAAACTAAACATTGTGCCGGATCAAATCTTTGGACCAGCAACAGAAAAGGCTGTATTTAGATATCAATTAGATAAGCAGTTAAAGGTAGATGGTATAGTGGGACCTAAAACCTGGGCTATGCTAGAGTTGTCTAGATCTAATGGAGATCGTGAAGAAGCTATTGATGAAGACTGTGATATAGACGGTCAGTACTTTAGGACAGATTACAATCAGTTAATACATAAGTATTATTTAGATAAGGATGAGTACTTACCTAAACCTGGTACTAATGAATATTGTTTTCTGCATCACACAGCAGGAAGAGAAGATCCTTATAAAGTAGTTGACCACTGGAATAGAGATGATAGGGGGAGAGTTGCAACAGAGTTTGTAATAGGGGGACAATCGCATAAGAGAGGTACTGATAAGTATGATGGCGTGGTTGTACAAGCATTTCCTGAAAGTGGTTATGGTTGGCATCTGGGTAAAACAGGATCAGGCTATATGAATAGACGTTCCGTGGGTATAGAGATATGCTCAACAGGATACCTGGACGATGAAGGGTATACATATTTTAAATCCAAAGCAATTGAGTCTCAAATCATAGAACTAGATCATCCCTTTAAAAAGAGAAAGTTTTGGCATAAATATTCAGATAAACAAATAGAAGAAACCGGTTTGTTGTTAAAGTTCATTGCTGAAAGAGATAGAATTGATATGAGGTTAGGACTTCAGCAATGGATAAAGAAACTTGGTCCAATAAAAGCATTTGAATATCAAGAAGATGCATACTATGGTAAAGTAAAAGGTTTATTAACTCATACTAATGTTAGACGGGGTAAGATGGATTGTTATCCGGATGAAAGATTAGTTGAAATGATATTAAAGTTATGATAGTAAATAAGGTAAATAAGAAAATAAGAACGGACATTCGCAAGAACGTAGAATATCAAATCTTAACGTATTGTTTTTTTAATAATATCCAAATTAGTAATTCAGATCTAAACTGTTTAGGTGAACTAGCTATAGTAGGAGAATATGAACTTACTGACTTTTGTAAAGTTGCTTGTACGGAAAATATATTCAAAAGCCCTCAATCTGCTAGAAACGCTATTACAAAAGCAGAGAAGAAAGGTTTAATTCAAAAGAATGGTAAAAATAAAAAAACAATTATTATTTCAGATGTATTAAACATACAGTCTAAAGGTATTGTATTATTAGATTATAAAATTCTTGGTGAATGAATCCTAAAAGTCACAAGGTATTTAAAGAAGGTATTGCAGAAAAGGTGGAAGTACATCCTTCAGTAGTAGATGAGTTTGTAAATTTTTATTATGAAAAGGTTCGTGAAAATCTATCTACACTAACAAGTACTAATATTTTTCTTGATGGTTTAGGTACATTTTCACTACGTAAAATGAAAGTTAAAAAAGCTATAATAAAAAACAAAAGTTACTTAGGAAACTTAGAAAAAACTACTTATAATGGCTATAATAAAACAATTCTAATAAAAGATAAGATAGAAACTTTAGAAAATATATTATTAAGCATGGAAGAGTTAGCCAGTGCTAGAGAAAATTTTAAGAATAAAAGAAATGAAATTTAAACTTAAAGAGGTATTAAAAAATAGAAATAAAATTCTTGAGGGAATTAAAAATAAAATGTTTAAGCAAGAGCATGTTGAAGTTGAGGCTAGAGCAAGGTGGTCTATATGTAAAGAATGTGAATTTTTAGATACAAAAGGAAGTGATTGTGCCATGCCAGGAACACAGCCTTGTTGTGCAGATTGCGGGTGCAGTTTGTCAATTAAAATTAGATCTTTAGCTAGTGAATGTCCTAAGAAAAAATGGGCTGCTTATTTAACAGAAGATGAAGAATTAGATCTCATCAAACAACTGGAAGATGAAAAAGATTAAAAAAGTTGCATATACTTCTACGCATGATGTAAATTATACATATGAAACTGTAAGTCTTGAACAAATAGGGAAAGAGGTTTTAAAATTAAGAAAGCAATATCCAAATAATCAAGATTTTGGTAATGCTATAGAAACATTTTTATTAAAATATAAAATATAAAATCATGGCAATAATATTTAAAGAAGAGGGTCATACGTATGAAAGTAATGATGAAGATCAAATAGATTGGGTTAGTGTTACAAGCGTTATATCAAAATTTAAAGAACCTTTTGATCAAAAAGCTATAGCAAAAAAATCATCTAAAAATAAAAGATCCAAATGGTATGGTATGACTGAAGTTGAAATTATAAATGCATGGGAAGGAGAAAGTCAAAGAGCTATAAAACTTGGAAACTGGTATCATAATCAAAGAGAAACTGACATTCTTGAGTTAGATACAATTGAAAAAGAAGGCATTGAAGTCCCAATTATAAGACCTTTAAATAAAGAAGATGGTATAAAACTAGCTCCTGAACAAAAACTATATGATGGGCTTTATCCTGAACATCTGGTATATTTAAAATCAGCCAAACTATGCGGTCAAGCAGATGTTGTTGAGATTATAAATAACACAATTAACATAACTGATTATAAAACCAATAAAGAAATTAAAGAAAAAGGATTTACTAATTGGGAAGGAATTACTAAAAAGTTATATGCACCTGTATCACATCTTGATGATTGTCATTTAAATCACTATAGTTTACAATTGAGTATTTATGCGTATATTATTAAAAAGCACAATCCTAAACTTAAAGTAGGTAAACTTACGGTACAACATGTGAAGTTTAAACAATTAGGTGAAGACAAAAATGGCTATCCAATTAATGAACATGTTAATGGAGAACCTGTATTAGAAGAAATTAAAATGTATGACTTACCTTATCTTAAGGATGAGGTCATATCAATTATTAACTGGTTAAAAGATAAATAATGGCAGTAGCAGATGTAATATTAGTAAACGTAAGGTCCACAGAAAATTCCACAATCACATATACGGAACCTACTTTAATTCCAACATATATAGTAAGAGATTATGTCCAATATTATGGCAAATATCAAAATATAAAAGGGGAAGTTAGTGAAAGTCTAACTGCTGTTACATTTGCAATACCTAATGTAAATATTCCGGGCACACGTTTATTTAACGAACTTGTTGTAGAATTACCTTTAACAGACTTTAACACTTTAATGACAACATAGATGATAGTAAGATTATTTGATATTCAAAATGAAAAAGTAGTAGTTACAGAACATTGTCATACATTGGAGTTTTTAAAAAGCATAATTGATACATATCCTAAAACACATATGGCAATATTTTCTTACTTATTTTATATGACATGTCCAGATCCTGAATTAAACCCATTTTTTAATTTACCAGAAAATGATAAAGAGGATATAATTATTGAAGAATGCAAGTTAGAAGAGTCTACAGAAGATCCTAAAATAAGATATGCATTAGATATGTGTTTTAAATTATATGAAACACCAACATCTAGAGCATATGATGGTATTAAAAGAGCATTAGATAATATGGCAACATATATGGCTAATACGCAAATAACAGATGGAAGAGATGGTAATATTAATCAAATTAGAGCAGTAGCTAAAGATTTTGATGGCATACGGCAGTCATTCAAAGGAGCGTATAAAGATTTAAAAGATGAACAAAAAACCTCTGTAAGAGGAGGTCAAGGATTAGCATATGATCAATAAATAAAAACTAAAAAAAATGACAAATCAAAAAATAATTCCAATAGGAAGAAAAGTATTGTTAAAAAATAAATCACCAGAACAATATTACGCAGGTACTAGAATAATTAGAACTGAGGCTCAAGAAGAGTTTGTTGCTGATATAGTTGCTATTGGTGAATTAGTAGAAAATCTAAATATTGGAGATACAGTAAAATATTCTGAACATTCTATGGGTATGGATATGATGCATGATGGTGACAAAGTTTTACTTGTTAATGCTGATATGATTTTTGCCAAAATAGTAAATGTATAAATCTATACCCACATACGAAAGTGGAAATTGGACTGACACCATATTTCAAACTGAACAAGAATTTATAGATTTTTTATTATCTATTTTTAAAATTCCAGGTGAATATAATTTTGATAAAACATCTTTTGTCTTTAATAAAGAAGCAACAAGGTTTAATGATCAAGGTTATTATTGCAATGCTCCATATAGGTCAAAAGATTTTACAAAGTATTGGGATGATCAAAAAAATAAATGTAGAAATGGCGTTATATATCACAATGATGGTGCCACATGGTATTTAACTAGAGACTATTACATGTGGTTAAACTTTCTTCCAATTTATGATAAGGAAGAAAAAGCATATGGCTTTGCTAAGGTTAGAGATGCTCAATATCATATGGCTCTTTATGAATGGTTAGCTGAAATGCATAATATGCATGCTGCTATATTTAAGAAACGTCAAATAGCTTCTTCTTATTTTCATATGGGGAAACTTATAAATACTTATTGGTTTGAAGAAGGAAGTGTTTGTAAAATTGGAGCTAGTCTTAAAGATTACATTAATGACAAAGGATCTTGGAAATTTTTGCAAGAATATAAAGATTTTCTTAATGAGCATACTGCTTGGTACAGACCTAGTAATCCAGAAAAGGTTTTACTTTGGCAACAGCAGATTGAAGTTAAGATTGGAAATAGAAAAGCAAGTAAAGGTTTAAAGTCTAAAATACAAGGGGCATCTTTTGAAAAAAATGCAACAACAGGTGTTGGTGGACCAACAACATACTTCTTTCATGAGGAAGCTGGGATTGCATCTAAAATGATGGATACATATGAGTATTTACGTCCAGCAATGTCTTCAGGGATGATGACTACAGGTATGTTTATAGCGGCAGGATCAGTTGGTGATTTATCACAATGTAAGCCATTGAAAGAAATGATAATGCACCCAGTTAATAATGATATATATCCTGTAGAAACTAATCTTTTAGATAAAGATGGGGCTACTGGTTTATCCGGTTTATTTATTCCAGAGCAATGGTCAATGCCGCCATACATTGATCAACATGGAAATTCTTTAGTAGAACAAGCACTTAATGCAATTATAGTTGAAAGAGAAGGTTGGAAAACTAAACTAAATCCAGAACAATACCAATTACGTATATCTCAAAAGCCAACTAATATTGCAGAAGGATTTGCATATAGAAAAGAATCTATATTTCCACAAGGTCTTATTTCTAGACAACAAAAAAGAATTGAAGATAAGGAATATAGTTATGAACAAATAGAACTTGAAAGAACGCATGAGGGAATAATTGCTAAAAGGTCAAGCAAGCTTCCTATATCTACATTTCCTGTAGATAAAAAGATGACTGACAAAACAGGATGTTTAAAAGTATGGGAAAGGCCAGTAAAAAATCCAAAATGGGGTGCATATTATGGATCTATTGATCCTGTATCAGAAGGTAAGACTACTACCTCAGATTCATTATGTAGTATCTTTATATATAAGAACTCAATTGAAATTACAAGAGACACACCGGATGGACCTGAAACTTTTATAGAAAAGGATAAAGTTGTAGCAGCATGGTCAGGTAGATATGATGATATAAACAAAACGCATGAACAACTGTTATTAATCATTGAATGGTATAATGCTTGGACATTAGTTGAGAATAACATTAGCCATTTTATAAATTACATGGTTTCCAAAAAGAAACAAAAGTATTTAGTTCCAAAAAATCAAATGGTATTTCTAAAAGATCTTGGATCTAATAAAAGTGTATATTCAGAATATGGTTGGAAAAATACAGGGTCTTTATTTAAAAGTCATTTGATATCATATGCAATTGAATACTTAAGAGAAGAGATAGATGAAGAATTAGACAATGAGGGAAATGTATTAAGCACTACTTTAGGTATTGAAAGAATACCGGATCCTATGTTACTAACTGAAATGAAAGAATATCAACCTGGATTAAACGTGGATAGGCTTGTTGCATTTTCAGCATTAGTTGCATTTGTCAAAGTTCAAGAAGCAAATAGAGGATATTTAAAGGTTAAAGAAGAGAGTTCTTCCTTGGATAAGTCAAAAAATTTGTATAAATTAAAGTACAGCCCGTTTAAGAATTTAGGACGTAAAAATCCCAATTCTACAAACAAGATAAGAAGAAGCGGATTTAAAAATTTTAAATAATGAAAGTATTCAATGCAATGCAATTAAAGGCTGGCGCTAAAACAGAAGGCACCACCACTTCAGCTAGCTTAACGCAGCCAATGCAATTTTTATCTTCTAAGAAAAAAGATGATGATTGGTTTGCTTGGAATATTGATTGGTTAGAACTGCAAGGTATAGAGTTTATAAGACAAAATGCAAGAAGGCTTCTTAAAAATTATAAGTTAGCAAAAGGTATAATTGATAAAACAGATTATATAATTGAAGAGGACAATGACTATAAAGACATGATGGATGTTTTAGTCAAGGAAGATGCAGGAGCATTAGAGTTAAAATTTTATCCAATTATACCAAATGTCATAAATGTATTAACTGGGGAATTCTCTCAAAGATATTCTAAGGTACAATTTAGAGCAGTAGATAACATCTCCTATAATGAGATGCTGGACTCTAAAAGAGCCATGGTAGAAGAAAATTTATTAGCAGACGCATCAGCAAAGTTGACAGCTAAAATGATTGAGATGGGCATGGACCCTCAATCAGAAGAAGGTCAAGCAGAATTAAGTCCTGAAAAACTTAAAACACTTCCTGAAATAGAAGATTTCTTTTCTATGGACTATAGAAGTATGGTTGAAGAATGGGCATCTCATCAATTAAATGTAGATGAAGAAAGATTTAAAATGCAAGAACTTGAAGAAAGAGGCTTTAGAGATATGCTTATTACGGATAGAGAATTCTGGCATTTTAAAATGATGGAAGATGATTATGATATTGAGTTATGGAATCCAGTCTTAACATTCTATCAAAAATCACCAGATGTTAGATATATAGCTAATTCTAATTATGCAGGTAAAGTTGATTTAATGACTGTTGCAGATGTGGTAGATAAGTATGGCTATCTAATGACTGAAAAACAATTGCACTCACTTCAAGAAATTTATCCAGCAAGATCCGCACAATATCAAGTTAATGGAATGCAAAATGATGGTTCTTATTATGATCCATCTAGGTCTCATGATTGGAATACACAAATGCCAGGTCTTGCATATAGACAATATGTAAGTAATTGGGATAGTGATCCAGCTAGAGGTGGAGATATCATTAGTCAAATATTAAACGAAGGAGAAGATGTTCAATTATGGGGTGAAGCAGAATTAATGCGGGTAACCACAGTGTATTGGAAAACTCAACGCAAGCTAGGACATCTGACAAGAATTAAACTGGATGGTGAAATTATACAAGAAGTCATTGACGAAAGCTATAAGATAACTGAAAAAGCTACCTATGATACTACAATATTTAAAGCTAAAACAAAAGAAAACCTTTTAGAAGGAGAACACATTGATTGGATTTGGATTAATGAAGTTTGTGGAGGAGTTAAGGTTGGACCTAATTTACCAGCATTTTGGAGATCTAATATGGGAGATAATATAAACCCTATATATCTTGGAGTAAATAGAACTAAGCCTGGTAGAATACCTTTTCAATTTAAAGGTGATCAATCATTATATGGATGTAAACTTCCTATTGAAGGAAGAGTATTTTCTGATAGAAATACTAGATCAACTTCATTAGTAGATCTTATGAAAGCATATCAAGTGGGATACAATATGGTTAATAACCAAATTGCAGACATACTTGTAGATGAGTTAGGTACTGTTATAATGTTTGATCAAAACGCATTACCTAGACATTCAATGGGAGAAGACTGGGGTAAAAATAATTATGCAAAAGCATATGTAGCAATGAAGGATTTTCAGATGCTTCCTCTAGATACTTCTATTACTAATACAGAAAATGCTACAAACTTTAATCACTATCAAACTCTAAACATGGAGCAGACTAGTAGATTAATGTCTAGAATACAATTAGCAAATTACTTTAAACAACAGTGCTTTGATGCAATAGGTGTAAACCCTCAACGTTTAGGAGCACCTATGGGAAATGAAACTGCAACTGGTATTGTAAATGCAATGAATCAATCATATGCACAAACAGAAGTATATTTCACACAGCATTCAGATTACCTTATGCCAAGAGTACATCAAATGAGAACTGACTTAGCTCAATTTTATCATAGCACTAATCCAAGTGTAAGATTAAGTTATATAACTACTGAAGCAGAAAAAGTAAATTTTGTAATTAATGGCACAGATCTTCTTCTTAGAGATTTTAACATATTTGCTACAACCAAGACTAATCATAGAGCTATATTAGAGCAACTGAAAGGATTGGCAATGCAGAATAATACTTCTGGAGCATCTATATATGATCTTGGAAATATAATTAAATCAGAATCAATTGCTGAAGTATCAGATATACTTAAGGATGCTGAAATTAAAAGTCAGGCTCAGAGACAAGAAGAAATGCAGCAACAAGAAAAAATGCAGCAAGAGCAACTTCAAGCTCAACAACAACAGGAGCAAGCAAGAATTCAAGCTGAAGCTCAAGAGGCAGAAGCAGAAAGACAAAATAGATTGATGGTAGCTGAAATTAGATCAGCTGGATTTGGTGCTAGCCAAGATATTAATCAAAATCAAGAATCTGATTTTAAAGATGCAATGCAAGACATGAAAGAAACTTCACGTTATAGAGAACAGATGGACATGAAGCGTGAAGAAAATGTAATGAAACAGAGCCAAAGTCAAGAAAAAATGCAAATTGAAAGAGAACGTTTAAATACACAAAAAAGTGTAGCTCAAACTAATCTTGAAATTGCAAGAGAGAATAAAAACAAGTATGATACTAAGTCTGAAAAAGGCAAACCTA